GCTCTTTCTACTGCTCAAGCTCTTAAGACTTCTGCCGAAGTTGCTAAAGTTTCTGCTGAAACTGATTTAACTGAGGCTCAGATTTCTCAAGTTCAGTCTACTGTTCGTAAGATTGACAAAGAGACTCGCAATCTCGATGAGGAACAGACTCGTTTGAAGGCTGTATATTGGAATCTTGCCGAATCTTCTGCTCTTATGGCCCAACAGGGCCAAACTGAGGTTGAGAAACGTAAGGTTTTGCAAGCTACTGCTGATAAACTTGTTGTTGAGAAAAAGCTTTCTCAAGCCGAATATGATGCTATGGAAAAAACTGGTTTTATTGGTGTCGCTGCCCGTGAAATTAAGGTTTTGTCTGATGTATCATCTGAGTGGGTTGATAAGGTCTTGCCATGGCAAGCTCTCAAGTCCAAAGAGCGCGAAGGCGCTCTTGATCGTGCCTCGCGTGAACGTTCTGGTACCTACAAAGAACGTGGTACTAATTACGACGCTGAGGGTAATGTAACTAGTGGCTATTCTCGTAGTCGTTCTAGATGAGGTTATTTATGGTTGATTCTGAGTTGCTGGAGTTGTATCTCCGTTTTGCTAAGTTGTCTAAACAACTTGTTCGTATTCAAGCTGAGCTTGATAATGTTCGCGAATTGATTCGTTCGAAAGGTTTGTGATGTCTAAATCTGTTTTTTTGCGTAGTGCTTACAACTACGATACTAATTTGGTTTCTGATGAAACCGGTCTTCGTTGTGATGATGCTTCATTGACTCAGCAACAATTTGCTGATGAAGCTGATATCAACACTATTGTTGATCGTTTTCTTCGTTCTGGCGTTATGCCTACACCTGCTGCTATGCCTCAGTATGTTGACTATGAAGGTGTTTTTGACTTTCAGTCTGCTATGAACGTCGTACGTTCTGCTGATGAGAACTTTATGCGTTTAGACGCCAAAGTTCGTTCTCGTTTTAACAACTCCCCTCAGGAGTTTTTGGAGTTTTTTGCTAATCCTGATAACACTCAGGAAGCTATTCGTTTGGGGTTGGCTATCCCCCAAGCTCCTTCTGCTGTCGCGCAAGCGACAGAAGAAGCCTCGCCGTCTAAGGCGGAATGATGCTATGATGGGCACAGTTCGTTACTTGATGTAACTGTGCCTATTGACACCAACTTTCTAGGAGAATTTAAATGAAACCTCTGTCTCGTTCTTCCGTGCATAAGCACTCGTCTGCCCGTCAGTTCCGTCACAATGTGGGTCGTACTCAGATCGCCAATCTGGTTGCTGCTCCTATGCGTGGTGGTATTCGCCTCTAAGGATGTTGTGTGTACTTCTCTATGGACGCACCCTACGCATGGCCCCATAAAATGTGGCGCCTGTGTAGAGTGTCGTCTTGCATATTCTCGGGAATGGGCTATCAGGATCACCCACGAGCAAATGATGCACGAGCGGTCTTGTATGCTGAACCTTACATATGATGACGATCATTTACCTAAGCATGGACAGCTTTTAAAAAGAGATCTCCAACTTTTTTTTAAGCGTTTGCGCAAATCTGGTTTAAAATTTCGTTACGTTGCATCTGGAGAATATGGTGAAAAAACCCGACGCCCTCACTTTCATATTGCTTTGTTTGGAGTGGATTTTGATTTTGATCGTGTGCTTTTTGGTCGCGCTGCTTGTGGTGACCGGACTTACATTTCTGATCGAGTCGCTAGGACTTGGTCCGACCACTTTGGAGTCCCGCTTGGCAATCATCTCATTGGTTCTCTAAATTTTGAAAGCGCTGCATATATTGCTCGTTACATTATGAAGAAAATCAAAGGTCCCAATGCTTCCCCTATGCCTCTTGCTATGCTTGATGATGGGGAGCTTGTGATGCCAAATCCTGAGTTCATGATTATGAGTAAAGGTATTGGCAAATCGTGGTTTCGAGATTATTTCATGTCGGATGTTTTTCCGACTGGTTCTGTCGTTACTGCACAAGGTTCTAGGGCACCAGTCCCTAGGTATTACAAAACTATGTTAAAGGAGCTTGGTCATGATTTATCGTTAGATTTGCAGTTCCGTTCTTCTGTTCGTGCTGATATGGAAGCGGAGCGTTTACAGTTTGAAAATCAGCCTATTCGAAAAATAGCTAGACAGAAGGTTTCCGACTCTCGTCTATCTCAATCAAAACGTGTTTTATAAAGGTCTAATATGTTGCAATTTGTAGTTTCCGTTAAAGATCGCGCTGCCGATGTTTTTAACCGTCCCTTTTTTGTTCCCCATCGTAATGTTGCAGTTCGTGACTTTACTGATGAAGTTAATCGTGTGGCTGCTGACAATCAGTTGAATAAGCATCCTGACGATTTTGATTTGTATTTGCTTGGCACTTTCGATGATAATGCCGGC